CCGGTATACCTACTTTAATTGGTTTTGATTTAGATACATTTCAAAACAGATATATACAATTTGGAAATGGTTCATCATTAACAGGTGGTGGTAACAGTATTGCAGCGGGATTAATTACTGGGTATTGGATCAATGAATCACAACAAATACGTTTAGAAAATTATTTTAGAGATTATTATGGAACAAAATTTTAACCCAGAAACGCAGTATTTAGTGTTTCGGCTTGAATACTTAACAGAACAACCCCCATTACCAATTACGGTTATAAAAAATGGAATTGAATATTTAACGATATATCCAGATCAAACAACACAAGAAGAAATGATAAATTATTATACTACACACAATCTGTGGCATTTATTTGATATAATAGATAAATCGGTTGGATATTAGTTATATAATATTTATAATAAAATTATACGTTTAATTATAACATAGTTTATGGCAACAAAAAAGTTAAATGCAGAAGATGTAACTGCAATCGAAAGTTTAAAAACCGAATTTCAAGAAGTATACAACATTATCGGATTATTATCAATTGATAAAAAATCATTAGAAATTCAATTAGAACACATCGCGACGGAGTTAGAATCTAAATTCGAATCATTTAAAAATTTACGGATTAAAGAAGAAGAATTAATTTCTAAACTCAAAGATCAATACGGAGATGGCTCAATTAATTTAGCAGAAGGTACATTTACATCAGCTGAATAAATATAGTGTTTAGTAAAAATCAGTTATATTTATAATAAAAACAATTTAAGGAGATATTTCTATGGCAGAAAGAATCGTTGCACCTGGCGTGTATACAAAAGAAATTGACCAATCATTCTTACCAGGAGCAATTGCTCAAATTGGTGCAGCAATAGTTGGCCCAACAACAAAAGGACCAGCATTGGTTCCTACACAAATCACATCATTTGGTGATTTTACTAAAATATTCGGATCATATTCTGATGAATCATATGTACCATATGCAGTTAATGAATATTTGAAAAATGGTGGTAATGTAATCACAGTTACTAGATTATTATATGAAGATGGATATAACTATTCAAGTAATGGTGTATTAGCAGTAATTGCAACATCTGGATCTTCATCTAAAGTTACTCACGTATTACATCCTACCAATCAAATAAAATTAGATGCAGCAGCCCAAGCAGCTTCATTATTTGGAACTACAACATCTGGTAGTGGTGTATCTGGTAGTTTTAGTATAGTTATCGATGGTGCATATAATGCAAATAAAGTTACCGGGGCAGTGTTTACAGCATACCCAGCAGCCGCGAGTGCGTCTGCATCAATCAATCCATCGGCAAATGACTATGTAACTAAAATATACGGAACATCTCCAAAATCTACCGATTATCCAGTATATGTACAATATGAAGATAAAAATGCGTACGCATCATTTGCAAACCCAGCTAACATTACATGTTCTATTGCTAAATTTGCTACATACCCATATGTAAGTGATTATTCAACCGCAGAGACACCATGGATTACTTCACAGTTAGTAGGTAGTGTAACTAAAGATTTATTTAAATTTCACACATTATCTCACGGTACATCTGTAAACCACGAAGTTAAGGTTGGTATTAAAGAAATTAAAACTAGTACAGAAGTAACTGATCCAGATGGTTACCCAACATTTGTAGTTGAGGTAAGACGCGTAAACACCACAAATATACCAAATTCACCATACATATCATCTGATACAGATAAGAATCCAGATCTAGTTGAGGAATTCTTAGTTAATTTGAATCCAGATTCACCAAGATATATTGAGAATGTAATTGGTAATAGATTTAGCACAATAAATGGTGATGGTGATTTAATTATTACTGGAGATTATCCAAATCGTTCTCAATACGTTAGAGTAGAAGTAGAAACAGCGGTATCTAGTAAAAGTAATAGTAAATTATTAATACCATTCGGATTTAGATCTCTAACATCTCCAATTATACATCCATCAGCATCTGTTAACATAGCAGCTGCTAGTTATATAACAAGCCAAACAGCAACTGGAACATTTTCTAAAAATACATTCCACGGATTTGATTTTACGAATTCAACTAATTTAAATTATTTAGCACCAACACCATCTAGCGCTAGTACTACTGGTAGCAATACTGATTTCTATTTAGGTAATGTTACACAACGACCTGAATTAGGATTCCCGGCAAGTTCATCATATTCTGGATCATTGACTACTGCATTAACGGTGAGTGAAGATAATTTCAAAGTACAAGTTGCATTAAGCACTAGAAAATTCATTGTGCCTTTCCAAGGAGGATTTGATGGGGCAGCTCCAAACTTACCAAAAAATTCTGGATTGAATATTACCGATACAAATACATTTGGTTTTAATTGTGCTACTGCAACTAGTACAGGTACTGTTGCTTATAACAAAGCATTTGCATTATTAGGAAATACGGATTATTATGATATTAATTTATTATTAACCCCTGGTATTATACAAGAATTGCACCCATCGGTGACATTAGCAGCTAGAACATTAGCAGAAGAAAGACAAGATACTTTCTATGTTATGGATATTGCTAGTGCAACTAAAAATGTGACATTTGTAGCTGATCAAGCGGCTGCAATCGATTCAAATTACACAGCTTGTTATTGGCCTTGGGTTAGAGTAACTAATCCAGTAAAAAATACTAGACTATGGGTTCCACCATCAGTAGTTATGCCAGGCGTATTAGCATTTAATGATGCAAATGCAGCTCCATGGTATGCTCCTGCAGGTTTAACAAGAGGAGGATTAACTTCTGTATCTGATACATATTTTAATTTATCTCAAACGCAGCGCGGAACATTGTATGAAGCAAGAGTTAATCCAATTGCAAATTTCCCACAAACGGGTATTGCAGTATGGGGACAAAAAACATTGCAAGCTCGTCAATCGGCGTTAGATCGAGTAAATGTAAGAAGATTGTTAATTGCAGTTAAAAAATATATTGCATCTGCAACGAGATTTTTGGTATTCGAACAAAACACAGATCAAACAAGAAAACGTTTTACAGACATCGTTAATCCATATTTATCTGCAGTAGCTTCAAATCAAGGATTATATGCGTTCAAAGTTATAATGGATGGTACAAATAATACTAATGATTTAGTAGATCAGAATATATTATATGGTCAATTATTCTTACAGCCAACTAGAACAGCTGAGTTTATATTATTAGATTTTAATATTCAACCAACCGGGGCAGCATTCCCTGAATAATATATAAAAATTAACTAGATTTAGGGTGAATTAATTTTTGCCCTAAATTTTATTAATGTAATATATTTATATAAAAAAAGGAATTATAATATTATGGCATTCGTATATAAAGAAACACCTGACGAGTATGGAGGTGAAGCAAACAAAGCAAAAACATTAGACACTGTTGCAGCTAACCCATTACCAAACACCGGATTTACGCCGCCTTCATCATTTCCAGCATCAGCTACCTTTAAAGGCAAAGCAGATTTATTAGATAACGCATTTGAGTGGGAACCTAAATACCAGCATAAATTTATTATGAGTATAGGCGGCATCCCATCATACTTAATCAAAGCTTCAGCTAAACCATCTGCAGAAAATGGTGAAATTGTATTAGATCACATCAATGTACAACGTAAAGTTAAAGGTAAAACTAAATGGAATAACATTGAGATTACATTGTATGATCCGATAACACCATCAGGTGCCCAGGCTATGATGGAATGGTTTAGATCACATCATGAATCTGCAACGGGTAGAGATGGATATTCATCTTATTATAAAAAAAATCTTACTTTGGAACAATTAGATGGAATGGGTCGTTCGGTTGAAGAATGGACAATTAAAGGTGCATTTATTCAATCATGTAACTGGGGAACATTAGATTGGACCACAGAAGATATACAAACGATTACAGCAACATTAGCATACGATTACGCATTCTTACAATTCTAATCGCAAGTTAACAACATATATGAGATGGGAGTTTTTGCTCCCATTTTTTACATTTAGTATATTTATAATAAATAAAAAAAGGAATAAGTTATGACAAAAGTTACAGATCGATTATCAGATTCTGCCCTAGTTGCGATTGCGAAACAACAATACGAACAAAAACAAAAAAGTAAAATGCCAACTAATATAGTGCATTTAACTAGTAAAGGTTGAGTATATCCAGAATCACACCCACTGCGTGTTGGTTATGTGAATATGCGAAGTATGAGTGCATATGATGAAGATATCATAACAAATGAATCTTTAATTAAAGATGGTACTGCATTTGATGTGTTATTAGCTGAATTGATTGTAGATGATATTAATATACTAGATATTGCAGATTGTGATAAAGATGGACTCATAATTAATGCTAGAATTTTAGGATACGGATCATCATACCCATCACAAGTAATCGATCCAAAAGCTAATAAATTAATCGATGTAGATATTAACTTATCAGAATTAGCTACCACTGAATTTAAATTAACACCGGATAGTTTAGGTGAATTTTTATATACTGTTGAAGAGACAGGTATTTCATTTAAATTTAAATTTAAAAATGGCAAATCTAAATTAGACGAATCCAAACCATCATCTAGTTTATTATTTAATACGATTACTGAAGTTAATGGAGATCGTTCTCTTGCAGCAATTGAAAACTTTATTAAATATGAATTTTCGCCAAAGCATTCACGCGAATTCAGAAAATATTACGGAGAAAATTCTCCACGCATAATCACCGAAATAACAATAGAGGGTGAATCAGGAGACACCTTCACCGCCGGGTTTCAACTCGGAACAGATCTTTTCTGGTTTTGATAGTGAATATATAATATATGTACACAATCTAATTTTTGATATGATATGGCTTTCGGATGGTAGATTCCAATTTGAAACATTGTATCATATGCCGGTTTATTTGAGGAACTTTTATCTGAAGCGGATAAATCACAAATTATCCGGCGAATAATTAATATATACCCACAAATCGATATCATCGATATTTATTATTAAATTAATAAGTATTACGATGATATCGATTTCTACAATTATAACATATTATAAAACAAAGTATTCTGCTATAGGCCGAATTGGTGACGAGACCGGAGAAGATAGTGCAGAAGCAGCGGATATACAGTTAAACTCAATTGAGCTTCTTAAAAAATATTCGACCGCGTTACTTGCATTTAACACCGAAAACACCAAACGCAATGCAGGATTAGCTGTTAGTATTACACAACAAACAATATTAAATACTCAAATTGTTGATACTATTAAAAAGATGACTTTTCTCGAAGAACGAGAAAAAAATCTTATTACGAAATTTCAAGTTGGTACTGCTACATTAATGCGCCGGACCCAAA